TAGAATTACCTAAGAATATGCCTTGTTGTTTATTACCTAAAAATACCGACATCGCTCAAGTAAAAATTGATCTTTTAACCGGAATTAAATCTCCTGCTTGTGCCAAGTGTTGGGATCTAGAAGCACAAAATCAACCAAGTAGAAGACAATTAGAAAATAAATTCTTAGATTATAAACTTAACCGCAATTTAGAATTAATTTACCAAGACTGCAAAACAAAAACAATCGAACCAATTTTATACCAACTAACCCCAGACAATTTATGTAATCAAGCGTGTGTCTCATGCAATAGCGGGGCGTCAACTAAATGGGCAGAAATTGAAAAAAAGATGGGCCTCGTTCCTTATCCAAGAAAAGAAATTGATTTAAAAAATATCGATATTAACTATGACACCGTCCGACGAATTTCAATACTTGGCGGCGAACCACTGTTTAGCCCCAAAACTTTTGAAATATTAAACTCAGTAATACAACATGATAATACTGATTGTTTTATATCTTTTATAACCAATGGCAGTGTTTCTCTCACTACTAAACAATTAGATATTTTATCAAAATTTACAGATTTAAATATTTGTATAAGCATTGATGGAGTTGGCCCTGTGTTTGAATACTTGCGTTGGCCGGGTAAATGGCCCACACTGCTTGATAACATTAAAAAATTTAAACAAATTACAAAAAATATCAGTATTTCTTATACAATAAGTTCTCTCAATATATTATATTACCAACAGACAATTGATTGGTTTGAGTCCGAGGGGCTTAGGTATAATCATAATATTGTTAGTAATCCGGGCTGGTTAAGTCTTGCCGCAACACCAATTGAAATTAAACAACTATTGCATGATAATACATTTGCATCTTGCTGGACAAATATTACCGGAAAAGAAATTAGTCTAAAAGATTATCATAATATGATAATTGCTCAAGATCGGGCCAAGTCTATTAATATAAAAAATTATTTGCCAGAAATTTGGGAAATCTTTAATAAATCTATTGCTAATAGTTAAAATCTTTACGATTTAATTTGGTCCAACAATGCTTTGAGCTTACTGCCTTGTACGTCGGCTGTAATTTTAGCAGTCTCTTCAATTTCTACAGTCTCTGTACCGCCAGTTACCTTGCTTTGTGCTTTGATTGATTGATAGATATTTGTAGGTTTACTAAAGTTTGTGTTTTCTTCTTCACCTGGATCTGTAATGCGCATGGTTTCAATGTTATAATCTAAATCAATCTTCATACCAACACCGGTACTACTACGTGATTTCATACACTGAATTTGATACTTGCCACGCTCACGCATAGCTCTACTAGTAAAGATACCAAATACATTATCCGCTGTATTGATTTTACTGATACCACCTGAAATATGACTGTGATCGAACTCAATTTCTTCTACCGCACTACGATTCAACTGCGATGCTGTCACAAACAATACATTCAATTCTTTGGCCAAGTTACGCAACTCTTCTGATACATATTTGTCTTTCACAAACAAATCATTTGGGCTTACTTTGGCCGATACTGGCATTAACAAATCCAAGTAGTCCACCATCATAAAGTCCACTTTCAGTCCTGTTTGAACCTGTACTTCTTTGATGTAACTACGAATATCGTTTACCGTGCTTTGTGCCGGCAAGGCCTTGACGCGATATTGCCCAGCTTTCTTACTAACCAGTTTAACCTTTAATTCTGCGGTATCAATGTCTCGACGAATATCTTTAGTGCTCATGCCCGACAGCATAGCATCAGTTCTTAATGCACAAAGTTCCTCGCTTAGTTCTAAACTAACATACACACCACTAAGACCCGCTTGCAACCAACTCAATGCTAGATTCATCATGACCAAAGATTTACCCGACCCGGATCCGCCTGCAAAAATATTTAATTCTCCGCGACTCATTCCGCCGTACAAGATCCTGTCCATTTGTGGCCATCCAGTACTAACTTGTCCGCCACTGTTAAAATACTTGTTAATGCGGGCTTTGGGGTCCGCCCAGTAGTCTGTGCCCATGTCTTTGGTCAATGATATCTGCACCGCATCCTTGATCAATTTTTCTACAGGATCATATTCACCTTTTTCCAACAAATCTGCTGATTTTAAAATTGCTCTTTCTAGTTCTTGTCTACGAGTAAATGCTTCAAACTCTTGCATAAACCACTCAGTATGGCCCTCATTTAAGTCGGGTATTTCTGCCAATGCAGTGCCGGTGGCTGCTTTAATCTGTTCTCTAGTTGGTAATGTCTTAAAGTCGTCACTGTGCTTGGCAATAAAATCGGCGGCTGCTCTTAAACTGCGATCAAAGTTTTCTGAATTATAAATGTTTTGCACACGCACATAACTTTCTGCGTCGTGTAGCATCATTTCAAGAAATAGTTTTTGTACATCAAGTCCGTAGTCTTTTAACAAGTTTGTTCCTTTATATTAATTGACAACGAAGTCTGCCAATTGGTGCCACGAATGCTATCAAGACGCTCAAGATATTCGCGCCATATGTTACTAGGGTTGCTATGTTGTTTTATATAGTTAATTATGTCCACCACTCCACCATAATGAATCAATGGCTCCAACATACTTACAGCGTTCTTTGCTGTCTCAGGATCAAGATGTTTTAAATCTAAGACTTTGCCACCGTAGCTCATTGGTTCAATACAGCGTACAAAAATTTGGCTGGGGTCCCCTTGACTTCCAGTCTGGCAATTTAATTCCCACCATGCAAAGAATTCTGGCAAATTAAAAATATTATGTACTCCAACAATGGCATCCGCTTCAATTAACACACATGCTTCTTTAAGCGATCTAAAATATTCGATATTACTTTTAACTTCTGTCCAACTGGCCGGAAATCTAGTGTATTCGAATGTTGAACCAACGCCATCTAAACTAACAAACAATCTTACAAAATGGGCTCGGCACCATAGGTCGAGCAATTCACTGTCAGGACGTATAGTACCATTAGTATTATACGATATTGCAACCTGTGATAATACCCCTATTTTGTCTAAATGCTGTAAAATCTTTTTGTTATCTCGATTTAACAACGGTTCGCCACCAGTAAAATGCAATCGACGTAGTTGCGATAAGTCTAGCCCTTGCCATTTTTCTTCTGGAAATTTTTTCAAGATGCTAGTCGGAGCAGTAGAATCAAATAATTGATACTCATCGTTCCATGCAGTGCTGTATTTAGAACTGCAACTAATACATTTTAGATTGCAAGTTAACGACTGTTCTAAATGCAATGTTTTTATTGCTTTTGAATTAGTATCAGTAGATATTACAATCGGCCATTCGATTGCCGATCTTTCACGCTCGTTAGCAATATGCCCAGGTTGTTTGCAATATTGAGAACACTGGCTTGGAATTTGTGTTTGCCCTTGAACCCTAATACTTTCAAGATACGGATGATCAAATGTAACTATATCCACAATTTGAGATTGTTGCCAGCAACACATTGAAATTTTGGTTTCGCCGGTGGGGGTTGATCCAATGTACAGGCCTTGTTTGTAATACGGACAAAATGTACTCATTTCAATAATTTCTTCTTACGCATTTCAATTTTAATTTTACTAGTTTCTTTGTTTTCCAATATAGTTAACAAGGTTCCTACTTGCCCTAACTGAATTACCGCATCGTTTACGTCTTTACAGCCGTTGGGCCAGTTAGGAATGCTAACAGCCCATCCTAGTTCTACAGCACGATCTACTAATTTCATGCCAGCTTCATCTTGATCGGGCACTACAATGATTTCTTGACCTAGGCCGCGTATTAATCTAACCTGTGCATCATTGATTTCTGCGTGTAGCACTGCTAGTCCATTAATTGCCAATGCATCAAACACACCTTCCACTACAATAGAATATTGCCAACCGTTGCGTTGTAAATCTGTGCCAAATACGTAACCATGTTGTATATTTTGAATATACTTAGGAGTTCTATTGTCTAAAAATCTTGTTGTATGGCCTACTACTTGATTGTTGTGCGTAAACGGAATTACAATACCAGGACGTGGTTTTTCTTTTGATAAAAATGGATAATCAAGTGGCATATTACGTTTACGCAAATATTCTTCAGCTGTTTTATTAAGTTCTTGTGTATCAGCCGGCAAATCACATTCTTCAAATTCAATGTTTTTTTCTACCGTCTGTTGTCGATCACTTAATAGTCCTATGATACTTTTCTGTTTAAGACTTTCAAGATTTATACGTTCTATTTCTTCGCCGGGTACATTTAACCACTGCAAGAATTTACGAGCTTTGAATGTTAGGTTACGTCCCAACACAAAACTACAAGTATATCCACAATTAAAACAATGGTAACTCCAAGACCCGTCGGGGCTAGGTTTTAATCCACCACGTTGTCGTTTGTCTGTATTTTCACCGTGATGAGAGCAACAAGGTGCATTAAAACTAATCCAACCCGAACTTGTGCTTTTTCTTTTGGCAGGTAAAAACGAAACCACATCAATCATGCTACTATTATAGCACGGTCTATCAAGTTAATCAAGTCTTGGGCTATCTTTTTGTGCCCGGTTTCGTCCGGATGTCCGCCTGGTTTAGTATCTGTTACCCACGATTTTAATGCGGTATCTGTAAACAAGGTAGGTAAATCCAATTTGTGCTCATCTGGAAAAACATTAAACTGCACCATCAAAATATCGCGTCTGGCACTAACACCGTCAAACAACATTGCGGCTTCTTGATAACGCAATTGATGCAGTTCTGGGCAGTCGGTCAAAACTATTTGTTGTTTAATTAAATTTTCAAACTTAGAATCTGGCCAGCTACTATGAACAAACCGATTCCATAGTGGATCATCTAAATAAACTTGATGGTTGGGATCGTAATGGCTAAAGCGATAGCTGTTGGTAATACCATGTAACACCAAACACGATTCAGGGTCTGGTTCGTGTTCTAACCAATACAAGAATGTCCATGTGGCGCTTTGTAGGCTGCCGCCCATGATTCCAAAATTTTCTGTAGGTACTTGGTAATATTGACCAAGTTGGCCTAAGAAGCAATTGCGTTCTCGATAAGCTCGATGCTGTAATCCAACTTCGTGTATATTAGTAGCGGTGATATTGGGTTCAGTCAGTTCGTCCCCATACATCCACGAATCGCCAAACCCTACAATTTTTTTGAACATCACGTATGTATCAACGATACATTAGGTTTACTACAAATCCTGTAGAGATAACAACGATTGCGCCTTGCTGACTTGCTGGTACCGGGCTCGGGCTAGCACCAGGATTTGGTATACTTGGTAGTGGCCAATACCCAGACCCAGGATTAGTTACAGTAATGCCCACCACCTGGCCGGTATCACTTATAGTTGCTTCGGCTGTTGCGCCAGCGCCGTCACCAACAATATCAATTCTTGGAGGGGCCAGATATCCAGACCCACCATTAAGAACTTCAATATTAGTGACTTGGCCATCAACACAATAAGCCACAGCAATGGCTGGATAACCAGGTTGATCGGGGCTAGCAAAAACACTGTTATTAAATGCCAAACGTAATAATGGATACCATCCAATGATATTCAGGTGTATCGTACGAGTTTCGTTTAGGTAAGTGGTTGATTCGGTAATATTATACCAAAGACTTT